GCGTCTTCGGCGAGCGCGTCGGCATCGATGGCGCCGGTGGCAATCGATGCCGACGTGATCCCGCCGGCTGCGACCGAGCCGACCGACCCGTTGACGTTGCCGTTGACATTGCCGCCGACGTTGCCGGTCACGCTCCCGACCGAACCGCTGAGGCTCCCCTGAATGTCGGCGTTTAGGTCGAACCCGGCACCGGCACCGACCAGCTCCATGCCGTCGCCAGCCGTCGGAGCGATCGCATGGATGCCATCGCCACTGGTTGCCCCGCCGACCGCATCGAGCCCGTGGCCGGTGGCGCCGGCTTCGAGCCGCATCCCGGCGCCAACGCCGTCGCCGAACCCGTAGATGCCGTGTCCGCTGACGCCCGACTGCCCCACGATGCCCGAGTTGCCAGCCGTGCCCCCGCCGATCGCCTGGAAGCCGTGCCCGTTGGCGTTGGCCTGGACCCGGAAGCCGTCGCCGGACGTGGCGCCCGCGAAGCCGTGGAACCCGTGCCCCGTGGGCCCACCGTTCCCCCGCACGCCAGAGCCGGTCCCGGTGCCGACCCCGAGAAGTCCATGCCCGTTGGGAGCCCCGCCCGTGCCGACGATGCCGGCCCCTGACGTGGTCCCGCCCGTGCCGGCGATTCCGGCCTGAGTCCCGGCACCGATCGCCGAGAAGCCGGAGGCATTCCCCCCACCAGCGTTGGCAACGATGCCGGTCCCGGAGGTCGGCCCGCCCGTCGCCACGATGCCAAAGCCCGTGTCGATGCCGACGGCCTGGAAACCATGCCCGGTTGAGCCGCCGACCGTCCCGCCTTGGGCTCGGATGCCCGCGCCGGTCCCGGTCCCCTCGGCGTAGATACCGCGCCCGTTCCCGCCGGCCGTGACGGCCTCGACCGCGTCGCCCGTAGCCGTGCGGGCACTGATGGCCGGCCCAGCGGAGTTGTCGATGTCGATCGCCCCGGCGGCCGTGGTCGAGTTGATCCTGAGCTGCTCCAGGGTCAGCTTGTTGCCACCCGTGCCGTCGAGCATCGTCTCGAAGGCATCCGCCGCCGCGGCATCGCCGGAGACGCGGACCATATCAGCCAGCACGTATTCCCCGAAGCTGCCGGCAATAACATGGCCTGCGCGTAGCTCATCCCACACCGCGTCGGCTACCTGGCCGGCGGTTGGAGCGCTGCCGGCCGCTGATCCTACCCCCGTCCGCAAGATCAAGTAATTGTTGGTGCTGATCGCCTGGGTGAAAGCCGGGTCTACAGTGATCGTGTCGGTGCCCGGGTCGAACGCCGTGATCCGCCGGATCTGACCGACCGTACTACCGCTCGTGATGAGGACCAAGGAGTTGACCCAGTAGTCCGTGTCGGCCTCGGTGCGGGCGGCATCGACAATCGTGGTCGTCGAGCCCGAATCTGCGGTGCCCGACACGGCAGCAATGATCTCGTCGGCCGCGTCCGAGGCCAGCGCCGAGGCCGTAATTGAGTTGGCGGCAAAGCTCGCCGCGGTGATCCCACCGGCGGCAATCGAGCCCACCGAGCCGACCACATTGCCTCCGACATTTCCAGAGAGCGAGCCCTGAATGTCGGCGTTGATGTCGAAACCACCACCAGCGCCGACGGCCTCGATCCCGTCGCCCACGTTAGTTGCAATGGCATGGATCCCATCGCCAGACGTAACCCCGCCAGCAGCGTTGATCCCGTGGCCGGTGGTCCCGCCCTGCGCTTCGATGCCGTGGCCTACGCCATTGCCGAGCGCGCGTATGCCCGATGCGCCGCCCTGACCGAGCGCGCGCATGCCTTCGCCGCCTCCCACCGCTCCTGTGGCGAGGATCCCAACGGCCGTTCCGACGCCTCCAGCAATGGCATTGATCCCGTTGCCCGAGCTAGCGTCGGCGCGGATTCCGTCGCCCGACGTGGCGCCGGCCGAGGCCCGAATCCCGTTCCCGTCATCGCCACCTATGGCGTTGATCCCATCGCCAGTCCCGTTTCCGAACGCAATGATACCGGCGGTGCTGAGCCCGCCACCCTCGGCTTGGATGCCGTTGCCTGCGGATCCACCGATCGCGCGAAGGCCGGGGAAGTTCACGTTTCCGATGGCGGCTATCCCGCAGCCAGTCGTCCCTCCATCGCGTCCCTGAGCGCGAATCCCGTCGCCGTCCCCGGTGGTCGAGAACATGGCTCCATGCCCGCTCAACACGCCCCCGGTCCCGTTGAGGCCATGCCCGGTCGCTCCTGCGGCGGCATTGATACCGCTTCCGGATCCGTCGCCAACGGCACTGATGCCATGACCACCGCCCGCGGCGATGAAGCTCGCACCATTCCCCGTGGCGCCTCCAGTCCCGAGGACTCCGGCTCCGGAGCCCGCCCCGGCGGCGGCGATCCCTCGGCCGTTGGTCGCGCCGCCCGCGGCGTTGATCCCGTCGCCGTTGGTCGCGCCGCCCGTCGCGATGAGCCCGTGACCGGAGCCCTGGCCCGTGACCGCGAGCCCGCTGCCACTACCCCCGGTCGAGACGAACTCGCCCGCGACCCCGCTGGATGTGCGCGCCGAGAAGGCAGGCCCGGTTGAGTTGTCGATGTCGATGGCGCCGCCCGCGGCCGACGAGTTGACGCGCAGCTGTGCCACCGTGAGCACGTTGCCGCCCGTGCCGTCGAGCATCGTTTCGAGCGCATCGGCGGCTGGCGCGTCGCCCGAGATTTGCACCACGTTCGAGGCGACAGCCGACAAGCCAAGGCTTACGCCGTCGTGCGGATTTGAATTCGTCGTAACGAAATTGGCGCCGACCGGAATGGACCCGATAGCCGTGAAGATATAGCCTACGTGGTCGCCGTTGGTGTCGGCAGCACTCGGGTCGAACCTATACTGACCGAGGCCCATTTCGGTCACGGTGCCCGTGGCCGCGGCCTGCGCTCCGCCGTCGATCGAGCGATTCACGTTGGGGCTCAAGCCTGTGACGCCGGCACCCGTCGTGGTGCTGATCATCACGAAGAATACGCGCTGACCGGCGACGTTCTGGCGCAGTGTGCTCATTGCACGTCAAACCCCGTGCCCATGTTGACCTTGGCACCCCACGCGGGCGAAAAAGTCACAGCCGCTGCCATCGCTTCGAATTGCTGCTTATGGCGCCAAGTGGTCGGAGCAAAATAGGCGTATTGCTGCGTCACGCTCGGCGTCGTCACGACCGAGCCGGTGAGGGCATACGTCTCATGCGCTGAGGCGTAGCGCATCCGAAACTCGTTCGCCGGTTGACCGAGCACGTCGAATCCGTCGTAGCAACCACCACCGAGAAGGGCACCCCAATATTTCCCGATGACCCTTGCGTTGGTCGCGGTGAACGCTCCTTCTTGGTCGGCCATGAATTGCCAGCCGCGCGTCGTAGCCGCGATTCGGAAGAACGACATTAGAAGTCCATCCAGTCCTCCAACCATGTGACACTAATGTCCATGATCGGAGTGATTACGGCCGCAACCTGGATCATCGCGACGCCCGCCCCCGGGCCGATCTCGATTCCACCGGGGATCGGGTAGACCATCCCCCCTCCCTGGATGTTGTGGTAAGACACTCGCGGACCTAGATCGACTGACGAAGCCAAGAGCGTTGGTTGGACCGAATAGGCTGACATGTCGAGAAGCGCTCCCGATACCGGTGCCACCCCGAGCATCGAGTGGTTGGAGCTATTCGGGGTCACAGTTGACCCGGGTGTCCCGCGCGCCGAGATCCTTCGCAAGCGCCACGACGTTCCCGCGGTCGGCGTTCCCTGCGCGAACATGGACCAACGCAGCAACTTGATCCTCTGGGTCGAGTGCGGATTCCACAGCGCCCACACCGCATGGTCGGCGTTGTTGCCACTAGCTGCCGTTCGCCCAGCGCACGAGTACATTCTCTTACATCCAATCCTCTAGCCACGTCACCCCAATGTCGAACACGACTGAGATGGTGGCCGGGACCTGGATCATCGCGACTCCGGCTCCAGGTCCAATCTCAAGGCCGCCTGGGATCGGGTAGATGATTCCCGAGCCTTGAACGGCTGAGAACACGAACCGCGGCCCCAAGTCAACCGACGATGCAAGCAACGTCGGTTGCACCGAGTAGGCCGCTAGATCGAGTAGCACGCCGGATACCGGCGCGACCCCGAGCGTCGAGTGGTTCGAGCTGTTCGGCGTGACCGTAGAGCCCGCCGTGCCTCGGGCCGAGATTCGACGTAGCCGGCAAGCCCACCCGGCGGCTGGCGCCGCACTCTGAGCGAACATCGACCAGTTGATGACCTTGATCCGCTGCGTCGAGTGCGGATTCCAAAATCCCCACACGGCATGGTCGGCGGTCCCTGCGGTCGCCGCGTTTCGTCCGGTGACGGTGTACATTAGATCCAGTCCTCCAACCAAACCACCGTGTTGTCGTAGGCCACCGAGGCCGCGGCATTGAGCTGAATCATCGCGATCCCCGCCCCGGGAGGGATTTCGATGGCACTATCGAAGTCCAGGACCACGCCGCATCCTTGAAGCGTAGCCATAATCCATGGCTCTCCTATGTCCACCGCGCTCGCGAGCAGCGTGGGTTGAACCGTATAGGCACCCAGGTCGAAGAGCGCGCCCGATGGCGGGGCCACTCCTAGCAGTGAGTGGTTCGAGCTATTCGGCGTCACCGTCGATCCCGCCGTGCCTCGGGCCGAGATTCGGCGCAGGCGACAGCTCCACCCACCGAGGGGGTTTCCGCCTTGCGCGAACATCGACCACTGGATGAGGCGAATCCGCTGGGTCGAGTGCGGATTCCACAGCGCCCACACCGCATGGTCGGCGGTTGCTGCGGTCGCTGTGCTTCTTCCTGATGCCGAGTAGGACATTAGCCATCCGTTGTGTCATCGATCGGCGGCGTCGAAGCCACCGGCGCCGTTACATACCCTTGTGGCAAGACCGGCACCCACTCGTCATCCTCGGTCTCGCGCCAGAACACCTTAAGGTTCGGCGGCACGCTTTGTGTGTCGGCCGCCACCATGAGGAAAGGCCCGTCCTCCTGGTCCGAGCTGTTTACTAGGTCGGCGATCAACTCGAAGGCTTCTGCCCAGGTCACCATGTGCTTTGCTCCCTTCATTAATTGGCCTCTGCCAGGGCGCCAAACTGCACCGGCTGCCATGCCGG